GTTATATGTTTTTGCCATTGTCTATCGTCCTTTCGTTTAGAGAACCACGCGACCGCGGATCTGAATCTTGTGAATAGCGCCTGCCAATGTAGCAACGAACTTCACGTCAGGAAGCAATCGTTGTGCTTTGGTATTTGCTGGAATTGAAGCGACCTTTGGAACGGTAACAGTAAACTCAGGATCTTGAGCTAGACCGCCAACTCGTACACCGATCAATAGGCGTTTGCGAACGAGAGACTCGATCACGCTTACTCCGCCGTCTGTGTATGGAATTTTTGGAACATTGATCAATACTTGAAAAATGTCTTCTTGCATACGAGCTTCCAACCAGTCAACAAAACGCATTACGTCGATGTATTCGCCTGACACAACCGTACCTTCTCGGGTGATCGGTGCGCTTGCAAATTCTTCGTATGTGTTGCCTTTTTTGGTCAAGATGTTTGAAGCTTGAGTAGCAGTCAAAACGCTGGCTACGATGCCTTGTAAGCGTTTGAACTTCCAAGTTTCCGAGCCTGGATCGAGAGGAAGAACACGGCCCATCCATGCAGCTTCAGGATAGTTCTCTTGATCGTCAGACCAGAACATTGCTGTGCGGTCGTAACCTTTAGCTTCTAATTTCTCTAATACGTTGCCAGCAGTGTTGTCTCTGACAGCTGTGTCTTCAACGCAAGCGATGAACATCTTACGCAATGCTTCGATGTAAGCCGCTGCGTTCATAATGTCGTCTTCTAAACGAGAGGTTAGGCATAGCATGTACCAGTCGTCGTTTAGAGCGCGAACAGCTTCTAAGTCTTCGACAATGCCGTTGTTTGCAGTCGTATCAGCGATGGTTAAGTTCGTTCCAACAGCTGAAGTAAATGCTGTACCAGCAACGTCAGCGGTCAAAACCACGGTTGTTCCAACACCAGGAGAAGCAGTTACAGGTTCAGCTCCAGCGTTCACAGCAGCGACAAGTCCTGCTTGAATTTCTGCACCGGTTGCATCTGCGTCTGAAGTGAATTGGAAAGTAACTCCATTTACTGTTACTTGGTAGTTGAATGCGTTTGCAACTAGAGCAATCGACACTGTTCTAACTTGAGCAACCTTTGCTGTTCTACGACCGATAACAATTTGCTCAGGACGAAGTTCTTGAGAGAATATCGCCACTGCTGCTTTGTATTCAGCGTCAGAGGTTTGAAAGTCTGCTGCGACTCCGTCAATCTCTGTGTAAATTCGTGCGCGTTCTGGGAAGCGTGTGTGTTGGCCTAGTACCATTGGGGTACCGAAGCCCACTTGCGAGATGCCTCTTGTCTCGCGAGTGATCTGAATATCGACGATCTGATTCAAGTTAGGCATTGTGTTTCCTTTCGCTAACTATTGGTTAACCACTGTATTTGTCTCGACGTCACCGTAGTCACCTTCGAGCTCAACTTTTTCAATCCATCCTGTATTGGTCTCATAGCTTGATGCGAATGCAAACACTACGTCAAGCTGTGCTCTTGTCTCCCAGTGAGTCTCAAGTTTCTGAGTCAAGTCTCTCACGTCTCCTTCATCCCAGACAGCCAATCCTTTTTCAGATAGCTGATCTACAATAGTCGGATCGTCTAAAGAATCACGAGCGAGCGCGGCAATATCATGAGCACCGGAACCCATCACGTTGATTGAACACGTGACTGTCCTGTCGCCTCTTAACTCAAACTTGTCTCCCGATAGGTATGACAATTGATCCATACCGTTCGTTTTGACAGGCCCAGTTATAAGCTTAAGCATCGCGTAAGGGCGTTCTAAACGTGGTCCCTCTTGCTCTGCCCATACCGCTTTCACTTCAGTTGTACTTACGAACCAATTGTAGATAGCGTCTTGTATTTCTGCAAACTTCATTGTCTCACTCCTGCCTATTCATTCGCGATATGATCGCTTTGTAATGGCCGAGCAAAGGATCCCATTGCTCTACGCGTTGAACTTCCCAGCAGCAACCGTCAACTAGAATTGTGTCAGCGTTTTTCTGACCGACTTCCTGAACCGTTAGAAGCTTTGTAGTGGTAAATAGCTTTCGCATCTCTGCCGTGCGCTCACCTTCTGGAAGCATTTGCAAAGTCTTTCCATCCATCGGTTGAATAGACGCTATGATCTGGATCTCTTTTTCTGCTTCGGTTGGTGTCCATCTGCCGTTTATGTACGTACCTTCTTTACACTGACGGAGTATCGTGCATGGCTTTCCGAACATTCTTATCAACTGTGCTGAGCCTATCATTCTGTGACCTCAACCTTTCCCATACCTTGATCACCGCCGGACTGAATCACGACCTCGTAGTCAACCGAGCGTAGTGTCTGACCTGAGTCTATAAGTGGGGTGATCGCTACAATACCGCCAGACCTTGCGACTCTCGCGGCAAGCGTAGACTCTGCCCATGGAGGAGTAAGGCCAGCTCTAATTGTTGACTGAATCTCTGACTTTGTGAATTGGCCTAAGAGAGCTAGCCCTTTGTCGGTATCGATCTTACCGAGCAGAACCTTGTCTAGAAGCTGCTCTTGTTTATTTTGTATCTCTGCTTTTTTTGAGTCAATCGTCTTACGGATAGGAGCGCGCTCAGGAATACCGGCAGACGGCGCACCGAACTCATGGATGCTTGCGATCTGAGCGACTGTCATCGAGCTACCTTTGTGAGTGCCAGCGGTCTCAAGCCAACCGACTTTGACGTATGGGTTTGAATTCAACTTTGAGATATTTCTCAAAATCTTTTTGTAACCAAGGTCTTTGTCGATCACTTTAGACTTTGCCACTTCTCACCTCAAACGATGATCGGAGTGATGAGTATCGTCTTCCTCAAGTTCAAGTACATAATGCCGTAAGATGTAGTCTCGTATGGATTTTGAAACGTACCACCTTGAAACGTGCCATAACCAGCAGAGATCTCGCCGACCTTAGCTTGAGTGATGGGACCAGAGTACCCGCCACGCGACGCCAGAGTGAGCTCATGACAAGCATCTAGCGCGACTGCGTAGTCATACTTCTGGCCCCATACGGTTAGGTCATTACGGAGTTTTGCGATATCGATGAAGAAGTCTAGCCTCTCAGTCGATACGTCCCCCAACTCCGGCGCAATTTGTCTTAGAAAGTCTGCGTCAACCAACCGTCACCTCTGTGTTGTGTTTTTGTGATGCTGCCTTTGGCGTAATTAAATCGAGCTGCGCTTTTAACTTTGCCTTTAAACCTTGGCGAGTTTCAGCTTCGATAAGCTTCTTAAGCAAGTCTCGGTCGTACATATCTTTTACAAGCTTTTCTGCCTTCTTATGATTCATGACCTTGAACTCTTGAACTGCGTCAACGTCAACGACTGGCTCGCCTTCAGATACCGACTCGGTAACAACCTCAAGCACGCCTTCGCCTAAATAGTGAATGACTTGTGGGTTGTCTTTTACTGCTAGCCATTGCTCTTCAGTAATGTGATTGACGCCTGGCATAAGAAGAACCATGCCCGACTTGTGTCCGATGTTCCAAATTGTTTCAAAGTTTGTTTTTACGATCATAATTTTTGGCTCCTTAATTTAAAGCTACGACATCTAAGACCACGACCGCAAGTATTTAGCTTACAGTCGTGGCCGTAGTCTCATTGCTTTGAGTTCTCATCCTTTGAGGGAGCCGCTCATCAAACGGTTCCTCTAGGCTACGAGACTCTTTTAGAACGCGTCAGCGTAAGCTACTGACATTGGGTAGTACAAGATCACTCCGCCAACGCGGCTGTGACATGGCACTACATACTCAAGTCCACGCTCTTGTTCTGGGAACTGTTCGAAATCTTGTGGGATCTCGGCAGTCAATTTATCAGAGTCTTTCTTGTAAGCTACCATGCGGCGTAAACCACCAGCACCAGCAGTCTCAAGTTCGTTCAACCAGCCAACGTTCTTTACGAACGGGTTGTTGAGTTTGAAGTACTCGAGAATGGTTGTGTCGGAAGTCGAGCTGCGAGGTGTCGAAGCTAAGAAAGTATAAGCAGTTACAGGCAACAATAGGCTGTCTGGTTGCTCAACTCCCTTAGTTGCAGACACGATCGTGTTGCATAACAAGTTAAGATCGCGAAGGATCAAGTCAGGAGTCTTTGTTGACCAAAGGATGCTTGCGCCAGTTCCGTCCGCTGGTAGAGTTACCAATGGAACAGAAGCATGGTTTAGTAAGCCTTTTAGGCCAGTTGCAGAGTCGCCGAACATGATGATGTCGTTCTCTTTTTGGAGGATCGCACGCTTTGCAGCGTTAGCGCGACGTTGTTCCAAAGGCTTGCCAGCCATACGAGCAGCGCGAACTTCTTGTACCGAGTAACCGAAAGAAGCGCCCATTCCCTTAACAGGGCTGATGAACTCTTTGCCTTTTACGTCTGCACGAGGAAGATCATCTGCATAGCTTGCTAGTAATTTAGCAACGCCAACAGAATCGAATTGCTCATACTTGATGCTTTCAGCGCCAGGACCAGCATCCATCGATACTGGAACTACCAAACGACCTTTTAATTCAGCGTACTGAATGTCATAGGTTTTTGCTTTTACTGATTCCAATTGCTTTGCGAAAAAAATTGACTCTTCAGAGTCTAACATGTCGTGTTTCTTGCTCATTTATTTTTCTCCTATCTTTCTAATTAGGCTGGGAAGTTGACTTCAACGATAGCCAATGCACCAGCAGCGGCACCTTTTACATAGCGAGCACCGTCAAGAGCTGCGCGGTCTGGGCCTGCTCCTGCTGTGTCACCAAAGAAGCCTGGTCCTTCTCCGCCTGCTGCGAAGCGAACGAATACTGCTGAACCTTCAGCAACAGCTTCGTCAACTTTTACATATGCGCGGCCTTTGCGTAATACTGGTACTACGCTTCCAGCGGGGTGTTGTGGGCTTGCTGCCGATGTGCTTTCCATAGCTTGTTGAGCCAATACCAAACCAAGTACGTTTTCTTTGGTTGTGATGTCAGCTGCTAAAGCTGGAAGTTTACATTGACCTTCAGTTCCATTGCGAACTGCTAGAGTTCCGAATGGATGTGCTGCTGGAGCAATGTAGCTCATGATGTCGTTGTCGCCAGCGTCAGCTAGTGCGCCGACTTTACCTTCGGCCATATTGATCGAGTATGCAGTTTGAGACATTTTTTTGTTCCCCTTTCAAACTTGCGTTTGTTGTTATTTCGAAAGCTCTTGCTTCCAACCGTTCAAGGTACGCTCGACTTGTCTTTTGCGAGCTTCCTCAACACTGAGTGTCTTTTGATTGTCATCATTAGCCACTGTCTTTTTGCCGAGATCAGCAAGCTTCTTGTCAGTTGATTTTGTTTTCTCAACGATGTGGTCGAAGCGTGCAGATACATACTCGTCAGATTTTCCTTCGAGTACTGCGTCAGCATGATCTTTTAAAATTACCATTTTTTTAATTTCGACTTCAGTCTTTTCAGACAAGTCAGCTTCATCAACAAAACGGCGAGCGGTTTGTTCTAGAGCGATACGAGCTTTTACTTTTTCAGCAATGATTTTGTCGCTGTCTGAATCAGCAATTTTTGCTTTTGCAGAGTCTTCCATTTTCTTTAAGTCAGCTTCGAGAGCGTCGCACTTAGCTTGCATCTCTTGAATCTTAGCGTCAGCAGCTAGCTTCTCTTGTTCCATTGGAGCGCAAGCATCGAGCTTCTTTTTCATATCTTCAATTTCTGAAGCGCCTGCTTCCATTTTTTCCATATGCATTTTCAATGCTGCTGCTAATTCAGGCGTCACTTCGAACTCCTGACCTTCGATCATAATTTTTTCCATTTTAGATTCCTTCTCCTGTGTTGTTTTTGGCGCTTCCTGCTCAGGATCAACCTCAACAAGTGCGTCGTGAAAAATAGCGTGGTCAGAGTCCATAAGAACCTTCACATCTGGCCCTGCTCTGCCTCGCTCGACAAGTGCAATGTGGTTGTATCGAATGCCTCTTTGAACAGCGTCGTATGCTTCGCCTTCAAAAGTACCAGGCGTCATGTCTAAATCGCAACCGTATCCGCAAGAAAGTTCTGATGTCTTTTTTTCTTCGACACTTTGAATTGCACTAGCGTCTGCGATTGTAAGGTCTGTTGTCAAGTATTGTCCATCACGTGCCACTGTGGAGTTGAAGCCCACCATGTACTGCTTGGCATTTTCTGGGCTCAACATTTGTGGCGGGTGCCTGAGCGTAACTGGAACGCCAACCAGCGTCTCAAGCGAATCGGAAGCGAATACTTCCTTTGGATCTCTGAGAACTCTTAGCTCTTTGCCGTCGGATGTCTTGTACTTTAATACACCAACGCGAGTTGCTCTTCCTTTTACGCGAAGAAACCCTTGCGGTGTTCTCTCAACTACAGCCTTTCCGAGTGCATCAAAAAATGTTCTTTTACTCATGAGTAGGCTCCTATTGTATTTTTGAAGTCGTTTAATATGCAAACATCAATTCGCTACTCTAACAGGTCGTCGATAACCGGCTCGGCATAACATCTACAATTTATTTCTTCCGATGGGTGCCCTGTGTCATTTGGAGGATCGTCCCAAGAGTAGATGTTTCCATCTTTTTCTCTGTGAGATTCTCTTACTCGGTCGTCGCCCATCGTTCGCCATGTGTAACGGTCAACTCCAAGCGCCTGCTGCCTAACTTGCGTGATCGATCCATTTAGCTTATTGACCTGATCGCGAGCGATAAGATCTGCTCTGCTCTCCGCTACCCCGAAACGCTCTGCTATGCTCTCGGCAATATCTTCCCAGCGAGTACCGCTTGTGAACCCCTGATATACGATGTTTGAAATCTCGTTTAGGTACCTGTCACCAACGCTTGAGATGAGCTGCGCATTGTTCAAAGCGTATGCGCCTAAATAGTCCGCAAGCCACGGCTCCGCTTGTACTAGATCGATGCCAACAACTCGCTTCCAGTTACGTTCCTTGTTGATCTGGTTCACTTTGGCTACCGATATGCCGCGCTTTCGTGCTATCTCGACAAGCTCTTTTTGTGTCCACTCGCGACCGAGCTCTAGCCTAATGGTTGCAAGTGAGCTTTCGATCTCATCACCGAACGCGTCTTTGACCGATATTTCGAGCGCTCTCTGCCTTTCGATCTCAGGTAGCTTTTTGATCAAGTGCTTTGCCGTAAGCTTCGATAGAGTGTTGGTATATCGTTCGATGTCACGCATGTACTCGCGCTCTTCCGCCATAACGCCAGTAGGTAGCTGCCACTTGACGCGTCGCTTTTTGTTCCGCGTGGCACGTATTCTAGCGATGATCTCTTGCTGAAGCTTCGTTGCCATTTATTTTTGTCTTACCTATTATGATAAGTCTTTTTTTCTTTGCTCTAAAGCTTTCAACTTCTCTTCAATAGATGACAGTTCTGATTCTAGTTCTGATTTGTTACCTATTTTTTCTGAAGCAGACTTTATTTTTTCCTGTGTCTTAGTGACCTTTTCAAGTGATGCTTGTAATTTTTCACCATTAGACTTTACATGCTCAGCCCTTGCTTGAATTGCACTTTCAAGAGCGGCTTTATTTTCAGAACTTGGATTTTTGTCAAACTTGTTTCCTGCTGATTCTACTTTTTTGTCTAGCTTAGAGAATTCTTTGTCACTACTTCCAGAAGGAGGTCTTCCACAATTGTTTCCACTGCAACCAGAACCTGGACCACCATCATTTATTGGGTTCGATTCAATATTAGGAGTAATTACTTGTCTCTCTCTAGTCTCGGTATCGAGAGTAGTTTCTGCACTATAACCTTCTCCACCAAAGCGTGACGATGCAATTTCTGCCGAGTCAACAACGCCACGGTCGATGTAGACCGCGTCTGTTTCCGCAACAGTCTTGCGATATGCTGCCGTCTCTGTGTCAGACATTTGCCACAATGGGTTAAATTCCCATGTGTATTCTTTCGGCAGTTCAATGCTTAAAGTTTTTGCTACCAGCTTGATCAATAGGTTTATTTTTTTAGTCAGGTTAATTTCTTGCTGTCTTGCGACTAAATCGTACCAATTTTTGACCTGATTTTGACCAGTAGTGCCTAGTCCACCAGGAGACTCGCCGAGCAGTAGCGTATGAGGCATTCCAGAGGCGATGGTCAAACGGTTGTCTGCCTTGGTGAGTAGCTCGGGCACGCCTGCAAGCGAGCGAGCTTTAACTTCGTAGTCTTCTTCGAGATCGAGAACGACTGCTTTAATGATCGACTTTGACATATTGGCAAGTTCGATACGTGTCTTAATATCGTTCTCTCGACCAGCAGCGACGAGTTCTGCTAGGTTCTTCATTTTAAAAACGTCTGTCGTAAAGTCTTGCATTACAGATGCGGCAGAGTCGTGTTCTGAATTAAAGTTTTTTAACGCATTTTGAACGCGAGATAGAATTGAGTCGCCCCAGTAATTATTTCGAACATATAGCTTGCGAGGAAGTTGCACGCCATCGAACTTTAAAAGTCTAGATGCGTGAATCTCAGCAAGATTTGCATCGGTAGTGGTCTGAGGAGAAAGCCGGTAAACAGTAGGCTCGCCAAAGGTCATGCTAGTAAAGTCGTTGTCAAACTCAGCGGCTACCAGTTCCCATCGGTTAAAAGGAACAAGACTCTTTAAAGATCGAACTGATTTAATATCAAGCGGCTCTGATAGTTCCTTGCCGTCGTCAACAACCATGAGAAGAGCAGCGCCACCGTAAATACGAGATAGCTTCCATGCCCAGCATAGGCGTTCTTTTACTTCAAAGAACTCTAGTCCTTCGTTTAGTTTGCGCTCGGTAGCGCCTTCAACTCCGGTTATTGTGATCCATTCTCTGACCGCTTCTTCTGGAAGCATATCAACAATCTTAGCAAATACGTCGTCACCAGCGTAAGTGTCTTCGGCGGTAGACTGGTCCATTCGTTCCCAATACGCTTCTAGAGAAAGGCGCTTGTCCTTTCCAGATACACCGAGTCCAGTGAGCAAGTTTGCCCAACCATCGAATACGCGTTTGAGTTTTATGACTGCCATTTTTAGGCCTCCGAAGTTTTTAAAATGTTAACAGCTTATTTAAATAATTGGAACCGATGTCGCTTAGATGCTGAAGTGCTTGCGACGTTTGGTCAACTTGGTCGTCGTTTTTCATGTACGGAAAGCCTACGAGCTCTTCCACATAGTCGTTAACCCATGGCGCTAGATTCGGGTGAGGGATGTATACGTTGCCTGCCTCGAATAGCGGGCTTACTGCCTGAAGCCTTGCGTGCTTTGATCCCTTTGGATTGACTGGAACGATACCGCTTACCTTCTGCTTGAGTGCTGATATTACTGCAGATCCGTTTGCCTTGTCTTCCACTAGCTTTGTGATCGCTCGCTTGTGCTTTGCCGATAGAGCTACGAATGCGTTACACGTTGCGACAAAGTCCATGCGCGCGCGTACCTGATCGATCAAATAGAAGCTAGCGCCTTTTACTCCCCATACTCCGCCGGTCACAAAGTCGGACGACTCGGAGTCTTTAAACGTCATATCCCAGCTCATGATCACGTTGTCGAATGAGTCTGGCAGCGCGTTGTAAAACTTGAGCCATCCTCTTTTAATTATGCCGCCTTCAAGTGGGGTTGGATTTTGCTGATAGAGAGCTTCGAACTCAAATGTGCCGATATCTTTTTTGATCTGTAGTAGCGTTTCGATTGGGAACTTCTCAGGCCACAAGGCTTTCCCATCTGGGCCTATCGCTGGAATGTTTACGTGCTGCCACGGGATTGAATTTTCATCTGTGTTTGCTTTTAAAAACCCGATCAAGTCTTCTTCATGCCATCGGGTATTGATCACGACAATAGACCCGCCGGAAGCAAGGCGCGTGCGTAGCGTGCTTTTGTACCAGTCGGTGACCATTTGCCTTGTCGTTTGACTTGAAGCGTCCTGCCTGTTTTTAAAAATATCGTCGACTATAATTAAGTGTCCGCCTTTTCCTGTTAAGGAACCTCCGCGAGAGGTGGCGACAAACCCTCCTCCGCGACCAGTGTGGAACCTAGATTTTGAGTCTGAGTCGTCTGCGATCGATACTTCAGGAAAAGCGAATTTAAAAAAGGGTGAGTGCATGGCGTTTCGAACCCATCGACCAAAGTCTGTAGACAGATCTTGTCCGTAGCTAGCTAGAATCACGTCTCGTTCTGGATAGTGACCTAGGTACCAAGACGAAAATAGCTGAGAACCGAGTAAGCTTTTACCGTGACGTGGAGGCATTGTGACCATGACGCGTTGGTTCGTTCCACGTAGAACATTTTGAAGTGCGACTGCTAGTTTTCTATGATGCGTTCCGACTATGAACTCTGGAACCATTCCGATTGCGTAGGCCAGAACATTTTCTCTTGCGAATATTTTGGCTCTATCTTGTTGTTTATCCGCAGTCGGAGTCTTCATCATCGCTTAGTTTTTCTAAGGCCGTGATCTCGTTTGCCATGCGAATCACTTGCTCTCTAGTTACAGTGACTTGGTTATTTATCTGTCCGCTGATTTCAACTTGTTGTTTAGGGATGCCGACTATTCGATTGAGGAAGAATGCTAGATTTGAGTTCTCGCCCTTGGTGATTGCCTTATAGAGACACGATGCGACGGCCATTTCTAGTCCTGTTCCCTGCTTAGCCTTGAGGAATGCTTGTAGATCCATGATCGGCATTTGACTGAAACGAATGACAATGGTCTCAAAGTCTACGCGAAGTTTGTCCCTGGCTTCGTGTAGAACGTAAGGAAGCTTTGGTCTGCCTGCTCCTGGTAAGCGCTGACCTTTTTGAATTAGCTTTGTACCAGTTCCTTTGCCTGTTTTTTTTGGTTTTGTGTCTACCATAATAG